TTAGGTACCTGTAGAGTGCTGTCAGCAACTCTGGTGCGCTTGACCCTTTCCGGTCCAGGCCCGACCCTGTTAGACCGGGTGAGATACTCCTCCTGCGCTAACTGGGTGCGAACTAAGTGATTAACCTGAGTATCCGTGCAACGGTAGTCCGCCTTATCACGGTGGTTAACCCACGATATATATGGATTAGAATTTACCGCCAAGGTACTAGTTGCTACTGATCTTTAAACTCGGGTAAAAATAGGTTAAAGCTTGTCGATCTGCAATACATAACCAAAATGGCTCTGAGTTCCAAAGAACTCCGTCCTGTAAGAACCAGTTCGGAGAGTGAGGTACTAATTGAAGACTCCGGAGATTTCGATTTCGGCGAACCGGAGATCGTATCAGTAGAGATTGCTCCAGGTAAATTCCTTGAACTCAAGGAGCCGTCTGCGAACGACATTATCGAGATTCAAAAAGTCTACTCTAAAAAAGACCTTACGGAGATCGAATACACCATCGCAACGATTTGCATCCTGCACAATCCAGGTGAAAACGGTAAGAAGCTCACCCTAAAAGATGCTAAAAGACTACGCTCCAAACAACTAAAAGCCCTTGGCGAGGCAATCAACCATCTGATGGGGATCGAAAAGGAAGAAGAAGACGACAGCAAAAGTGACGACGACGAGGAACTATGATTACACAGTATCTCTGAGTGATAAGTCTGGTAATGTCTTAACATTCAGAGATATACGTGGGTCGGACCTGGAGTTCCTCGACTACCAGTTTCAATACAACCCTGACAGTAGTGATCAAAAGGTTGTAATTACTCGTGACTCGTCATTAAACGTCCTTGAACGTCTTCTAGTATTTCCTCAGACGTACGACTTAAAGAGACTGACTAACCGTGTAATGGACAGTGTATTCATATCTGTCCGGGAAGAGATCTTGGTAAACTACATGCCTAAGATCATTTGGCTTAAGAATTGCTATGGCATCCAAGATGGGTCTTTTGCCAACTTAAAAGCCATGGAGGAAGTACCAATGTCAAAATTCCAAGCCTTAGTTGATATACATAAAGAGGCACTAGAAAATCTCAAGCCTACCCCCAATCTCGAAACCGATGTCGGATCATGATAAGCTAAAACTGATACTGATTCTTTGCAACATATGCAAGAATCAAGACTCTGTCATGCTGACTAAGTTTATGCACATCGTCGCACGAGAAGTCGAAACCGAGGAGTTCAACCGAATCTTGAGACGAGCCATGAAAGTCATGGGTGAAAAGACCTACAACGGTCAAGTCTGTCAAGACTGGCTAATGAACGAGCTTTTTACCCTATATAAACTAGGTTAACCCACGAGTTTTTAGACTCTTGTTTAAAGAATAATGAGAGATATGGTGTCTTCAATCATCTATGGCAAATTTAAATAGACCAGGGGTATTCGTTACCCAAACATCAACTGGTGGATTGCCTCAGCCTATTGCTACTCACGCAGTAGGTTACATTTTCGGTACGACCGAGAACGAGGAATACTACAACAATAATGCACAAGGGTACTCTCCCCTACTGCCTTATACCCCGACACAAGTCGCATCGATTGACGACTTCGTGACTCAGTCCGGTGGGTCCATCCCCACCGCCAACCCCGGTGCTCTTGTTACCTACGACTCCGTTAGGGGGTTCTTTGACAACGTCGGTGTGAACGGGATCCTTTACTTCACACGGGTGACCCCGACCCCGGAAACTGTCATTGACCTCGTCGATTCCGGTGCTACTGCTGGGTATAACGCTTTTGCTTTGAAAGTCAACGGTCGTTATTTCGGTACGGCTATTGGTGTATTTGACAACGAGGGTACTGAAATCAAGGTAATCCAAACCACCGGTCTGGACGAGATTGATAATGCTCGCGACCTGTACACCTTCCTGTCCAAGCGTGGTTCTGAGTCTGACTACTTCTCCGACTTCTACCGTGTGGAGCAAACTGCTAATGAGGCAACTCTAGGCAAGTTTAGAATCTTCGCCAAAGACGTTACCAACCTACCTGAGATCAGCAAGTTTGTTGCTTATTCAATTAGCGATACTACCTATGCGGCTCCGGTTAACCTTATTGGTGCAACGACTCTGTACACCTCGGTCAAAGAACTTAACTTCCGCTGCAACGCAGTAGATGTCGCGACTGACGAATCGATCAGATACATTTCCGGTGCGCAACTTAGCCTGTTTATCCAAGCTAAGAACACCGCTGTCCCCAACACTTACGATGTTGGTTTGGACCAGAGCAACATCATCAGAGACTTCCTCGTCGATCAGGAAATCTATGCCAGCAGCGCTGCAATCCCCGACTCCAAGATCATCGCCGTATCCCTAGATACGTCATCTGGTGTAACTGGTGCTAATAAATGGAGAGATGTTGATGCTGGCTACTGGCGCTACACCTTGGTCGGTACTCAGTTCGACCTGCTTAAGGACGGTGCTAATAACGTCGTCCCCACTGGTACAGTTAACGGTTCTACCAGAACTGGCTACCTGCCTAAGACTGTTCAGGTGTTTTATGTGAACGTACTGGGTGAAAACCGGGCGATTATCGTCAACGGTGCAACTCCTCAAGAACTTGCCGATGGTCTGCGTGACGAGCTGATCAGCCTGTTCACTGAAAAGGATGTCCTCAAGTACTACGACATTGAGTCCGTAACTTACGGGACTATTAGTGCCAACACCTATACCGCTAATAACGGTAATACGTACTCGAAGCTGGTAAGCGCTGCTGGTGCACCGTACATTCGCCCAACCTTCGAAGATAACTCGGTCACGGGTAACGAGTTTTACTCGTTCGACTACGTCATCAAAGTCCGAATTACCTCTAAGAACGGCGTAGCCGCTCCTGTTGTACCTGGTACTAACAGATTCGGTGAAGTAGATGCGAACGTTGCCCGTCTCAACTCTTCTATGCAGGCTGAAGACTATGAGTCTTACAAACTGACTCAGACCGCTAAGGCACAAGACTTTGTCTATGCCATCGAAGAAGGTATGTCTTCCGGGACCTTCGCTCCGGGATTTTTGTTCGCTCCTGAAGCGTATTCCGAGCTGGTTTACAACGCTGACGGTGGTCCGACTATGGACCTGGAAAGCAAGTCTGAAGCTCGCCTAGAGCGAGTAAAAGTCACCCAAGCACTCACTAGAGTCGCTGAAGGTGGTGTAGGCATCACTGACGGTGCTACTTCTACTCAGCACGTAGCCATCATCGACTGCGGTGGTGATGAAATCAACCTGCCTCAGGCTCAAGACGAACTCGATGTAATCAAGTCTCTCGTTGGTGTTCCTTACGGCCACGCTGCGTATTACGCACCGTATGTCAAAAACTTGAACGACCGTTACGTCCCCCCGAGTGGTTACATCGCAGGTATCGCCTGCTCCCGGTACATCAGTGAAGGCTTCCAGCAGCCCCCTGCTGGTTCTCGTTACCCCCTGCGCGGTGTAAATGGACTCAAATTCAGCATCACTGCTCAACAGCAGGAAGTGACCTACGCCCTCGGTCTCAACCCAATCAGATCTCTGCCCAACCGTGGTGTAGTTGTCTGGGGCGCACGGACTCTGTCCAGCAACCCACTGTTCAAGTTCGTCAACACCCGTGTGATTCTGAATGTCATCATCGACGTCCTAGGACGTAGCTTTGACGATGTTCTCTTTGAGCAGATTGATTCCGCCGGTACCTTGTATGCACGGATTAAGTCCATTGCCACTCAGGTGCTGCACCAGTTCTTCCGTCAAGGTGCTCTGTTCGGTGCAAGTGCTGATCAAGCTTACACAGTTGTCTGCTCTAGCGCTAATAACAACGGTACTACCCTTGAAGAAGGAACTGTAACCGCTGCGATTTACGTGGCGACCAGCCCGACACTTGAGCGTATCCCCATCACTCTGGTACGTACCCCCGCTGGTCAGGTATCCCTGATCAACGACTCTTTCTCCAGAAATGAAGATAGATACACCTCGCTCCTCGGGGTGACTTCCACTTTCCTGTGATGGATAACGTCCTAAACTCCAAATCCCCGCTAACAGAACAGCAACCCAGACGGGTTGTACTCGTCGAGATGTTCCGAGCTGGTCCCCAGATCAGCTCTACGGGGCAGAAGATGATGTTCAGTGAGGATGACCTTGACCAAGTAGTTAACAGCTACGACCCTACTACGCACGAAGCACCGCTGATCATCGGTCACGACCAGGAAGACGGTACTCCGGCCCTCGGTTGGGTCCGAGGTCTTTGGAGAAAGGGCCAAGAGCTATGGGGTAAGGTCGAACTTACCCCTAAAGCAGAACAACTCATCAGAGATGGGGTGTTTAAAAAAGTAAGCAGCTCGTTCTACTTGCCCGACGCTGAGACCAACCCTACTCCAGGTTCTTTAGCTCTAAGACACCTCGGCCTGGTCTCAATCCCCGCTGTAAAAGGACTGACTGCCTTCTCTGAGGTGCAGTTAGGAGAACAAACAGTGACTATTGCCCCGTCTGAGTGGGGATCTTCCATTTCGTTTAAAGAAACTTCAGAAACCAAATTAACTATGGCTAGAAAAAGAAACCCATCCCCGCCTGTTTCGGTTGAC